TCTTTGAGGATTATTTTCCCACCAAGCACCTGACTTGCATGAAATCATCTCATCGTCATCAGCGTCAAATAGGCTGATAAGAGCTGCTCTACGAATTCCACCTGCTAGTACTGCGTCTGCAATGTGGCAAACAATATCATGTACTTCAATAGGCTTCAACTTATCACCATTCTGTTTGGTCTCAAGAATACCCTGAATCTTAACGATACACTCACGTAGGGGCTGAGGACCTGGTGCTTTGCCACCCGATGTTACAAGACGAGCACCTTTTGGACGAATATCACTAAAGTCAAATTGTAGGATTGATCCACCTGTGAAGTAGCTCTTAATAAGAACCTTCACTGCATCAGCCCATCCTTCGATTGAGTCTGCTATTAAGTATCTACGTGTTCTAGCTGTATTAGGCTTGCGAATCTCGGGTAGATTATCAACATGGTGACTTTGTACTGAGTAGCCAACACCAGTTCCACCAAGAAGTAGGAACATAATTTCTCCAAACACTCTTACATCATCAACTGGAGCATAGGCACAGTTGTAGATTCTGTTTGGTGAGATTTCAATTGGCTTACCAGCAAACTGCAATGAACGCATCGATGGCAATACCTTTTTATCATATACAAACTTGTACACCTGTTCGATCTCCTCCGCGAGTTGTGGATATTTTTTCTTGTGCATCTCTTTGTTGCGAGTGACAAGTTCTTGCCAAGTTTCACGCCTTTGTAGGTCGGGAAGGTATTTGGCATATTTCATAAAGACGGTGATCTCGCTCAGGATCTCTTTCGATAGTTCCATGTTTGTAATCGTTGTATGTTAGTGTTGTATAAATACATAGCTTCAATCACTTAATTAGGGTGTTGAGCTCGGAGAATTTATTTGCCAAAGCCTTACGAATAACTTGATCATCATTCTTCATCAGACTCTTAGCTTCCTTACCAAGTATCGTGTTTTCAGCGAAAATATCAATCTTGGATACTGCCATGTTCATTTTGCTTGGGAAGGTTAGACCATCGGGACCAAATCGATTCTTGATCACGTGCCATCTTCCAGTACCACTAATCTTATCTGACACCTTTCTTGATAGGGAAACAACAAAGTCTGCTACCATGACTTTAGAGTAGGCTTCGGCGATCTTATCTGCCTCAATAATATCCTCTTCTAGCGCTGATCTATTCGCCTGACTCGCCGTATAAAGAGGTACTTGGTATGTTCCCGCTAAACCTCTTAGGTCTTCGTATATATTGCCGAGCATGATGTCGTTTCTAAGATTGCTGTTTTTTGCTCCCGTATCCCTAAGAAGATCAGCATAATCAACTATAATTAGATCTGGTTTTACCCCCTGCATAATACACTTATCAATGTGTGCTGATATAGTGTTTACTGTGGCAGTCTTAGTTGGATAGTATTTAATTGTTAGGTTACCCTTTACCTTGTTGACTGCCTCTTGTACTTTCTCTTTGTGGTATTTTAAGTCTTGGGATGGAATACCACTGTAGTGAGAGTCGAACCGAGCACCTACGTAGGTTTCGGAGAGCTCTAGACTATAATAGATTACATTCAGTCCTCTTAACGCAGCTGCTGCTGCTATATTGACTAGTGCCATAGATTTACCAATACCAGCAGGAGCAACAAACACTCCCATCTCACCCACTCCCAAACCACCATCCATAATCTCATTAAGCACATCCCATGGAGTTGCAATACAGCTTCTTGCGTTTTCTACGAATCTTGCTTCAATATCTGTAATATAATCGTGGCCAACATTACGATCGCTTCCTGCCTTCATTGCCTCGTCTATAGTCACTTTGATCCTATCATATTCTCCTGCCTGTAGCAGCTGCACAGAGCTGAGGATAGCACTCTTTAGTTTCTGATTCTTACAGAAGTCTAATGTTTTATCCCTAATAAAGGCAAAATCATCATTATCAAAGTACTTAAATACCTCCTTTAAACCCTCTACTACCGTGGTTTTTAGCATGTCGATACTGACCTCCTCAACCTTAACTCGGAACACCTCCAGAGTGGGGGGAACTTTGTATTCGGAGAAGTGTTGAATTATGGTGCTGGCTATCCACTGATTTGCCTCAGAGGAGAAATATTTAGGGTCTAATATATCGTGTACCTGCTGTAAGAATGGTTTGTCGCGTAGAAGAGCAGCTAATACCTTGATTTGAAAGGTATTTCCGTAGAAACTAAGGGTGTCTTGCATGTGTTAACTTTACAAAAATAACCTCAGGTTAGCAAGGTAAATCGATCTAACTTCTGAGTTACCTCTCTTATCCATAAATCAACGTTACGTATAACATTGATCATACCATCCTCGTTTAGCATGGTATAGAACTTGACTTTGGATAGCTTATTTGATGAATTGTTTAGCATGTCGAGTACCTTGAACCTAGTGGAGTGGCTAATCATCGATTCACTTAGCTGGACTATCTTGTAGTAAGTCTCGACGTCACTCCTAGATTCCAACACCTTTGTGTATAGTTTAATTTTCGGGTTTTGTTGGTGTTGCAAGGTTGTGTAGTTAAAAAACTCATCAAGAGTAACTAACTTGTTTTCAGAAATCAAGGGGAATCTTTCTAGCAGAGTTTTAGTACCTAGTCCTTGTACGCCTGGAATGTTATCACTTGCATCTCCTGTAAGGGATCTGAACAGGGCAAAGTTTTCAGGTAGAATCCCAAACTCTGCATACACATCCTCTGCATAGTATAGCTTCTTTTTGGTTGGACTCCATACGTGGGTTTGCTCATCAATCAGTTGCATGAAGTCCTTATCAGAAGACATTATAAATGTTTGAGCATCTTTGTCTCTAAAATAGTCGGCTGCGTAGGCTATTACATCATCGGCTTCTGTGTTGTCCATTATGATGGTTGTAAATGGGAGTACGTCGAGGTACTCTACTAATCTCATTAACTGTTCAAGTTGGTTATCTTGCTTGTCGACCGTCTCTGATCTATTCAATCTAACCTTTAGTTTACGTTGAGATTTATACTCTGCGTATAGTGCACGCCTTTTTGCTGAACCGTTCTTACCATCAAACACAATAACGACTCGTGTTGGATTTATAGTTTTAATTGCGTGTCCAACACTAAGTAGGAAACCTGATATACCTCCAACATGCACACCATTCGTGTTGGTGACTGGACTAACCGAGTAACTGCGTATAAATGTATTCAAACCATCTATAACCAGTACACGTGAATTAAAGTGCTCTGGTTCATCACTGGCCCTTGCTTTGAGCTCATTGAACAGCGCTAGATAGTTTTTTACCATGCACTAACCTTACGCCTAAAAAAGCAAAAAGCCAACACTAGGTCGGCTTTTCGCTTATTGTTTATTTCTTAGTCAAACAACACAAGAACTATTCAGGCAACTCATCATCTACTGCAATGTCTTCTGGATCAACTAGATCTTGACTACGGTACTTCATGATGTAAGTATCGCAAATCTTCTTGTAGCAAAAGTCTTTGAGGTGTGGATCGTCGATTAGAAGCTGCTTCCACTCCTTCGCCATAAAGCGGTGTTCTTCCCCTGTTTCTTCGTTTATAAGCGTGTAATAGGCACCGCTCTGCTTGGCAATCTCATAGTTCTTTAGTAACTCAAGCCAGCTGTTTAAATCATCGATACCAGAGCTGAAGTGTATGTCAAATGTGGCTTTGCGGAAGGGAGGACCCATTCTGTTTTTAATCACTTGTGCCTCAGTCTGTACACCAATAACCGCCTCAGTAGCACCCTTACCTGTCTTTAGCTTGCCAACTCCCTTCAAGCGAACTCTACAGCTAGCATGGAATCCAAGCGCTTTACCCCCGCTCGTAGTCCATTTATCGCCAAACATAACACCCATCTTCTCTCTAAGCTGCGAAGCACATAAAAGAAGTACGCGTTGTTTGCCAATGATGTTAGTAATCTTACGCATAGCCTTAGACATCAGGATAGCTTTGGAAGTAGCCCATCCATCTTTGTCGTAGTCTGCATCTTGCTCTATCTTAGTAGTGGCTGCTGATATTGAATCAATCACGATTGTAACCAGCCTATCTTTAGAACTTTTGCGGATGGTTTCGATGATGTTCTCGACAGCTTCAAAAATATCCTCAATTGTCTCAAGAGGAACATAAAGCATGTTTTTAACATCAACACCTATCGCTGTAAGGAACTCCTCGCTAAGAGCGTTCTCTGTATCGATATATACTGCCAGTCCTCCTTTCTTTTGAGTGTTGGCAAGTACGTGAGCCATGACCAAAGATTTTCCTGAAGCCTCCATGCCTTGGAGTTCCACAATACGGCCCACCGGAAAACCTCCATTAGGTCTATTGGATATCGCAAGATCGAGGAGAGTGGATCCGGAGGACACCCACTCCGTTAAGTCGGTAGGGGTGTCCTCGGAACCATCCAGAAAGTGAGCAACTTTGAAGTCCTTGAACTGCTTGTTTAGGCTTTCGGCTAGTGCGGCAGCCAGGTCGTCTCTACCCGATATTTCATCGGGTGTTGTCTTCGCTTTCTTTGCCATCCTTAAGAATTAAACAATGAGTCGAATGCTGATGTGATGTCTTCGGTCTTAGTGGCGGTTGTAGCGCCGTTCATAGGCTTAGAGGTTTTAGTACCATCTGCAGAGTTACTCTCTGGGTCAAGCCACTTAGCAAGAGCGTCTTGCATCTCTTGATAGGTATTTTCTGTGAATAGTTCGGTAATGTTCTTCTGACCACTCACAATCATCTCAGCAACTGCTTTATCTGTGGTAGCTGGTGTTGTGTTTGGTTTTACCCGAACGGTATAGGTAGGGAATGCACCATCCTTTTCAGGAGCAATGTGTTCGATAGTAACATCACGACCATTCATAAGATCGCTGATGTCACCATAGTCGGGGTCTGCAATCACGCTAAGCAGCTCTGTGTAGATCTGCTTACCAAACGACCAAAACTTGACACCTTCATGCTCGGCTCCACGCACAATCACAGGAACATATACTCGGAACTTAGGCTCAATCTTCTTGCCCATCTTCCAATCATCCTTATCACCAGTCCTCTTCAACTTCTCAGCGAACTCCACAATGGGGTCTGGACGGCCAAACGATGCTGGGGATATCATGGTACGTTTACCAATCTCGTAGTGAAAATAGAGCTCAATGAAAGGGTTGTCCTTGTCATAAGCATAAGGAACCACACGAATTTGTGATTTACCTACAGGTGGTTTCCAGATGTGATCACTCACTCTAGCACTTCCTCCGGTGTTAGATTGCTGCATCTGCTGCAGCTTCTTCTTGATTGAATCCAAATTGATACTCATAATAACTGTTTTTATTTGTTGAACTTAGATAAACATACGAACTCTTTACTGTGCGATGCAACACTTACTGAGCCAACTCCTTTATTTGAATGGATTTATACCCGAAATCGCCTTCAGCGAGAAGTAAGCAGTTTGCGAAGCTGCTCCATTCAATGAGGTAGGATTTATCGAGGACACCATTGTTTAAGCTACGGATAAGGCCATTGAGTGCGTTAATGCTATAAAAAGTATTCGTTTCTTTTTTCCTGTTGATTGAGATTGTGTCTTTTAATCTTCTTGAGTTTGAGTAAATATTGTAAACGCAAATTACGTTTGACGGTGATTGAACATAGGAATAACATTTCATATTATCAACGTTCTCTACACTATAGGTCTTGTATATAACACCAATACTGACCGGTAGTTGGTCAATATAGGTGAATGTGCAGAGTAGTTGAGGACGCATTATTTCTTCTCTATAGCATCGATTTGTTTTTGCAGTTCAGCTTTCTTTTTCTGTAAACCGGCAATCTGCTGATCGAGTTTTGACTTTTGTGTCATTAGATCAGCTGCCTTCAGTTCGTCAGCTGACCCTGCTGCGCTTTCAAGCTCATTGAGTGAGCTAAACTGCTTTTTGAATTGAGTATAATCCAAACTTGTGTAGTCGATATCTTTGTTTTTCATAAAACAGACTTTCCTATAAATAGTTGTACTATGTACAAACAACTATATCCTTGTACACTGCTCCTGATTTTATTTTAACTGGGAACTTAGTATTGTCGACACAGCTTGGTAAGATTTGCTCAACCAACTGTTGTTGCTCAGTTATATGCACATCAAACAAAATACTGTCATACGTGTAAAGAACGGGAACCGATTGAAGCCCTTTGAGCTTTTTGTGAAGAGTGTCCAGCACAAGCACATTCGACTCTGTTTCATACATTTGAATAAAATAGTTGAATAGAGTGTTACGATCTATATCGGAATAGTTTCTGTTGTGCAAGCGTCTTTTGGATATAGGAGACTCAACATAACCTTGAGCATTAAACACTCTCCACAACTCCTCACTTAACTCATTTGCTGCAAAGAAGAACGGTATTGTTAAGTATTGTTGCTGAATGCCTCCGTATATTTGCCTAAAAGTTGCTTCCTTCATCATTCTTATGTCGGAAGCTGTTGGAGTGTGTTTTGCAAAGTATTGCTTTGCTAGATGCTCATATGCATTATCTGTGCCAAAGTCGTATCCTATCAAAGATGCTATAAGCCTTGGATGATAGGCGTTGAAGTCAATTTCGAGTAGGCAACCTTGCTCACCAAATCTACTGATAAAGCACTCTCTTGTTTGGTCTTCCTTATTGAGAGCTGCGAAGTTGACTCCTCCAAATCTATTACTAGGTCTTCCTGTAATTGTAAAGTAGTTGTAGTGGGTGTAACACCTATCACCAACTCTTGCGTTTGTTTGTCCAAATCGCTGATCGAATAGATTGGTATCAATCTGCAATCCGTTTTTCTCGATATTAAAAAAGGCTGGAAGTAGGAGTTGTTGGTAAAACTCCAATCCAGCTTGCTTTTGTTGTACAAATGTTTTTTCAAATAGCTCTAGAGCAATTTGCTCATGCTTTTGTAAGCCTATTAAACCACCGATCAGGTTGCAGTTGGGGTAAAGTCTATTATAGTGAGAAACAATTGGAGGGTTTTCAAAACTATATGCTTGATTGCAGAACAAGTAATATTGTAGTTCGGCATCAATAAATCCATCTATCTTGTAGCCACAATAATCGAGGATTTGTGTGTCGTAGCTATAAATGGTACAACTGTCGAGGAAGGATAGAGTTCTATCTTGGTAGTGGTAGACTGCTTCGGGATGAGTAGTACTTAAACTGTAAGTTTGCTTTGTGTCAACGTCTATCAGTACAAATCCAAGAATGTTTGCTGTAACAGCATGGACTCTGGCATCTTGTAGTATAGGATATAGAAAGATGCCTCTGCTTTGAAGTGAGTCTAGTTGAGAACGGCTGTCTATAACCATTCCCCTAATATAGCAAACTAAAACATACTATCAAACTGATCCCGATACTGTTAAGTTGAGATCAAGTATAGCTTGACGGACTTCTTGTCGCTTGGGAAACGAAAACTGCTTCCTAGTTGCAGTGTCTGACAGACCATACGGAATTTCCGTTATACTTCCAAACTCAGTGTAGCTCGTAATACAAAACAGTACGCTTGGCACAATCTGCTGTGCTTTGATCATTTGCATCTCGTTGTGCATTAAAATAGCATTTGCTGTTCCTGTTAGTTTCCACTCAACGACTGAGTGCGAGTACAAACCACCATCTATTCCACCCAGCTTTCCAAGTTTTTGATATTGCGGTAGATCAATCTCAACTGCATAACTCTTTTCGTCGTTTAGCTTTTCTACAAAATACCTAGGTGCAAAACCTCTTGTATACTGAACCTCGCTTGGAGCAAATGTGTATGGAACAGGATCAACGTATTGAGATGCTGGAACTAGGAAGTCAAACAATTCATCGTAAGTGTAGTGATAACCATATGCATAAAATCTTCTCAGTTGAAGTGAGGATTCAGTGTGGACTGGTCCAGTAAATGGCACCAAAGCAACTAGATGATACTCTCCAGTATACTCTACACCGTTCAGACTAAATTCTCCACCTTTAGTGTAAAGGTAGTTGTTAGCATCTGCTTGTGGAGAGCCTTTAGCTTTGAGACGGGGTTTTTTTGCCATTACGGTTTGAATCTAGTCACTGTACTAACAGTTGTAGTCCAGTCTTGAGCTGACACCTCATGCTCAACAGCTGCAATCTGGTATATCCATTTCTGTGCGGATGCGCCTGTTGGACGATTAAATGAAATAGACTGACCAAACCTAAATCCACCTATTCCATCGCACGTGAATCCGAAGGAGAAGGGTAAGTATTGACCTTCACAATTGTCTTCTTTTGGCTCACCTTTATATTTCTGAATGAGGAGTGGTTTAAGAGCTTGAACTGTAGCGTCTGTAACTTCGTCGTTCAATTGTTCTATTGCTTTTTCAAAGGTCAGCGGCTCTGCAACTACTTCCTCGTCTGCAGCTGCTTCACATTCACAAGGTGGTTTTGTGTCAAGTGGAGGACGTGCTCCGTTTCTTGTGTTATTAGCAAGAACTGCTAAGGCTATCTGATCACAGATTTTGTTATCGTTAC